TGAACAAATATCTCTGAAAATTCGACTAATTGTCAGACAATTCATACGGCTCTGATAGGGTAGCTCCCGAAAAGCATAATGCCTAATGCCTTCAGAGCCTTAAAAATAGGCATTTTACTGAAAGGCAGGTAAAAAAATGGAAAGAACATGCAGCTTTTGCGGAAAATATTTTGAAAGTTATCCGGAAGACAAACAAAGATACTGTTCGGAAGAATGTCACAAAAAATATCTTGATCGTCAACGTGCTCATTATATTTTGAAGTCAGATGTGCATGATAAATGTGTGTTTTGCGGGCAAGAGATTAAAAATAAACGAAGAGGCGCAAAATACTGTTCTGATTTATGCCGGAAAAAGCAGAGTGAAATTAAAAGAGGGATTATAGAAGATCATGGCGAGTTAACTAAAATTTGTCCAGTTTGTGGTAACGAGTTCAGAACGTGGAAGAGTAAAAAAATTACTTGCTCCGATAAATGTTCGAAAAAATGGCATTCTTGCCAGACACAGGATCAAAAAGATAAAAGACGAGAATACGATCATAAAAAATGGTTAAAAAAACATCCCGATGCTTTAACGCAAGCCGAAAGAAACGAGGTTCGACGAAAGCAAAAAGAGGAGCGTTTGTTGGCAGAAGCTCCGGAACGTGAACGGCGCAAACAGGAACAAAAAAGACGAGAAGAAGAACGAGCAAGATTAAGAGCTGAAAAGGAAAAGAAAAAACAGGAAAATATAGCACATTGGCTTGAATATGAAGCAGAACATACTTGTGAAAATTGCGGAAAAGCTTTTATCGCGCATTATCCTCTTGCAAAATACTGCTCCGAACAATGTTTGAGAAAAATACATAAGGTCAGAAGGCGGGAAAAGAGCATTATGGTGGATCGTGGGATTACGGTTGAAAAACTTGTGGAACGCGACAATGGAATATGCCATATATGCGGACTCCCTGTTGATATGGCGGATTTTTATATAAATGAAAACGGTGTTCAAATATGTGGCGATATGTATCCCAGTCGCGACCACGTGCGACCGATTTCTTTAGGCGGGCTTCACTCGTGGGACAATATAAAGTTGGCACATCGGATTTGTAATACGAAAAAAAGCAACAAATACATAGGATGAAAAGATCATGAATTATTACGGTATACCGTACCTGCAAAACAAATTGAACATGAAGCGCTTGAGGGTGATGCGGCGTTATATCTATTATGACATGAAAAACGTCACTTTCGATTTTGGAATATCGTCACCGCCGGAGCTAAAACTTTGGAACAGTGTCGTGGGATGGTGTGCGAAGGCCGTGGACAGTCTGGCTGACAGATTAGACTTCCACGGATTTCGTGATGACGTGTTTGATCTGACAGGGATCTATGACATGAACAACAGGGACGTGCTGTTCAACTCTGCGATCCTGGGTGCGCTGATATCGTCCTGCGACTTTATCTATATTTCAGAGGATGAGACAGGCTTTCCGCGTTTGCAGGTCATAGATGGTGGAAATGCCACAGGTGTCATTGATCCGATCACGATGATGCTGAATGAAGGTTATGCAGTATTGGAGCGCGATGAGTACGGCAATCCGACAAGAGAAGCATATTTCACTTTTGAATATACGGCATATTATGAAGGCGGTAATCTGGTAGAAACCAGGGCAAACAAAGCACCTTATCCTTGCCTGGTTCCGTTTGTGTTCCGTCCGGACAGCGTGAGGCCGTTCGGTCATTCAAGGATATCGAGAGCATGTATGTCCATCATGGGTAGTGCATTGAGAACGGTGAAGCGGTCAGAGATTTCCGCAGAGTTCTATTCATTCCCTCAGAAGTGGGCGACAGGTGTTGACCAGTCGGTTGAGCAGATGGACAAATGGACGGCAGCGATGTCAGCCATGATGAAGTTTTCCTTGAATGAAGACGGACAGGATCATGTGCGACTTGGACAGTTCACACAGCAGAGCATGACGCCTCATGTTGAACAGCTCAAGATGTTCGCTTCATTGTTTGCCGGTGAAGTCGGGCTCACTTTGGATGATCTTGGCTTCCCGCAGAGCAATCCATCAAGCTATGATGCAATCAAGGCCGCACATGAGAATTTGCGTCTCACTGCAAAGAAAGCACAGCAGAATTTCAATGTTGGAATTATGAACGCAGGATTTTTAGCAGCCTGCATCCGTGACAACTTCAAATATCAGAGGTCGCAGCTCACGTTTACAAAACCTGTATGGACACCTGTATTCCCGGCTGATGTGTCGATGCTCGGAGCGATTGGCGATGCGATTGGCAAGATCAACACGGCTTATCCTGATTACCTGACCGAAGACAAGATTTTTGAGATCACCGGTCTGTAATATATAACTACGTCACCAACGGTTAAATGGGAGGAGGAAAACAGAATATGGCAAAGGATGTTGTGCCGGAATTGATGAAGTCTATCGAAAAGGCTTTTGAGATTCACACGGCAAATGACAAACGACTTGCAAGAGTATTGACCCGGGTCCGTGATGGAACGGCAACACAGATGGACGGGCACACATATGCTCTTTGCATTGGTCGAGATTCTTCACAGGCTTTGCAGGACGTTCTGACGGAGAGGAACCTTCCGGACGGACAGCTCTACTACAACATTGCAACACGGACAGTTGTGCCAACACTTGAAAATAATCAAATGTTGATAAACGATGTTGCGGCAGAGATACAGGCGGCACTTGATGCACAGGCGGACATAGGATTAAAGACCGTCAAGCCTGAGTTCCCTGTCAGACGTGTCAGCGATCTGATTGACAAGATGACGGTGGACGGGATCAGCCTGGCAGATGCTTTGATCTGGATTCGGGAGCCGATCGTCAACAACTCGGAAGCATTTTATGATGATTTTATCAAAGAAAATGCAAAGTTCAGAAGCAAGGCAGGGATGAAAACAACGCTCACCCGAATTGCAGAGGCAAAGTGCTGCGAATGGTGCGCCGCGCTTGCAGGGACATATGAGTATGGCAACGCTCCGGATGATATTTATAGGCGGCATGAGTTTTGCAGATGCACTGTCACATACCAGAGCAAAAAGATATCTCGAAACGTCTGGTCAAAAAAACAATGGCAGAGCACTCCGGAAGAATTGGAGCGACGGCAGGACACAAAACCAATACAAAAGTCTATCGCAGAGCGTCAGCAGATACTTGAGCGGTTAACCATAGACAGAGAAAAAGCAAGACGGAGGTAAAACATGAAGACAGGATCACAGGTCCCGTCTTTTACCAACGTTGAGTTTAAAAAAATAAAAACAAAGGGTCAGGAAGCTATTGACCTATACAAAAGCACAACACAAGCATTGCTTGAATGGCAAGAATTACAGATCAAGGCAATCATGGCAGTCAATCCAGATGGATTGTGGACGCATATGGTGTACGGCCTATGTGTCAGCCGAAGGAATGGCAAGGGTGAGATTTTGGCAGCCCGTGAATTTGATGGGCTTGTCAACCTGGGTGAAAAGATATGTCACACAGCTCACAGAACCACGACTTCGCATGATGCCTTTAATCGATTATATACGCTCCTGAAAAAAGCAGGATATGAAGAACACTCACGGAAAGCAAAGAAGATGCCGGAGCGTTCTTTTTTTGCATCAAAACAATATGGACTTGAGCACATCGAGATCAGCGGTGGCGGGATCATAGACTTCAGGACCCGAACCAACAACGGTGGACTGGGTGAAGGCTTCGATCTTCTTGTGATAGACGAAGCGCAGGAATACACGTCAAAGCAGGAAAGCGCATTGATCTATACGGTCAGCGCATCAAAGAACCCACAGACGATCATGGTGGGAACTCCGCCGACAGTCATATCCGGTGGCGATGTGTTTGTCAGACTACGGGAAAATATCACCGAAGGCAAGGCTCCGGACACGGGGTGGGCTGAATGGTCCATTGAAGAGCAGACAGACAATATTGATGATCCTGATTTGTGGTACAAGTACAATCCGTCACTTGGAACCATATTGTCAGAGCGTAACATCCGCGGAGAGCTTGCAGGCGATCCGCTTGATTTTAATATTCAGCGCTTAGGGTTGTGGGTTTCTTACAACCAGAAGTCAGCCATATCAGAAACCGAATGGGCGGAGCTAAAGTTCGATAAAAAGCCAAAACTTGAGGATAGGTTATATCTTGGGGTTAAGTATGGCAGAGACGGTGCAAATGTGGCGCTGAGTATTGCTGCGAAGACAGAAGACGGAAAGATATTTGTCGAAACTATCGACTGCGTATCTGTCAGAGCGGGAAATAAATGGATGTTTAAGTTCTTCGAGAATCCGAAGGTGAAGAAGATCGCCATTGATGGAGCAAGTGGTCAGAATATTCTTGTTGACCAGATGAAAGAAGCAGGATTCAAGATCAAGCCAATTTTGCCGGCTGTTCGTGAAGTAGTTCTTGCAAACTCGATGTTTTATCAAGATCTTTTTGCAAAGAATATCACTCATGGCGGGCAGGAATCACTTGCGCAGGTGGTGACGAACTGTGAGAAGCGTCCGATCGGTTCACAGGGCGGCTTCGGGTTTAGATCGTTGGTCGAGACCTACGATATTTCCATCATGGATAGTGCAATTCTTGCATATTGGTTGTGCGCTACGACAAAAACAGACGTACAAAAACAATCTATAAGTTATTAAAGAGCATCCTTCGGGGTGCTTTTTTAATAAAAAAAAATTACGTTTACTCAACGGTAAAAGAGGGAGGACAAGTAAATGTCAGAAGAATTTAAGATCATCGAAACACAGGAGGACTTTGACAAGGCCATTCAGAAGAGGCTCGCAAGGGCGGAAAGAGAAGCGGCGGAAAAATTTCAGGAATACCTGGCTCCGGATCAGGTGGAGAAGCTGAAAAAAGAGTATGAGGAAAAACTCAAAAAGGCTGAAGAGGACCTGAATGCTGCAAAGGAAAAAATGGCAAGTCATGACCAGATTGTCGCAGATCTTACTACACGCGCAACTACGGCAGAGGACAAACTTCTCAAGGGCCGTATAGCAAACGATGCGGGCATACCGTATGAACTCGCAGGCCGACTTGTTGGAAACAATGAGGAGGAGCTGAAAAAAGATGCGGAGCAGCTTGCATCATATCTCGCTCCGAAGTCAGCGCCGCCACTTAAAACATCGGAAACATTTGGTGGAGCGACAGGAGCACAAGCAAATATCAATGCGGATATGGCCTCAATGTTGAGCCAGATCAGCACACAGTTATCAGGAGGAAATTAAAATGGGAAACGTATTACAGAAAGGCACAATGTTTACACCGCAGCTTATCAACAGGCTCACTTCTCTTGTGAGAGGAAAGTCTTCACTTGCAAGGCTTTCAGCTTCTGAGCCGATGCTTTTTAACGGACAGACTGAGTTCATCTTCAATCTTGATAGTGAGGTCAATCTTGTCGCAGAATCCGGAGCAAAGGCAAATGGTGGTGGAACCGTTGAACCCGTCACTATGGCACCGGTCAAAGTTGAGTATGGTCTGAGAGTATCGGATGAATTTCGCTATGGTTCAGAAGAGATCAGACTTCAGTATCTTCAGGCTTTCAGCGATGGTTTTGCAAAGAAACTCGCAAGAGGTCTGGACATCATGGCAATGCACGGAGTAAATCCCAGAACGGGATCATCGGCTGATATTCTTACCGGCAAGAGCTTTGATGCAGTCGTAACCAACAAGATCGAGTTTGATGAAGCTCACGTTGTTGACAACGTAACAGCTGCAATCAATATGATCGAATCAGCAGAGCACGAAGTCACCGGTATGGCAATGGCACCTGCTATGAAGGCAGCCCTTGCCGCTGTTAAGACACAGACGAATTCAAACGTTCCTCTGTTCCCTGAACTTGGATGGGGATCAACAACGGGATCGCTTAACGGACTTCCTGTTGACACAAACAGCACCGTTTCATTCGGCAGCAATGCTGACAGGGCTATCGTTGGAAACTTCGCAGACTTCTTCAAGTGGGGTATCGCAAGAGAGATCCCGATCGAGGTCATCGAGTACGGCGATCCTGACAACACCGGAAGCGATCTGAAGGGACACAATCAGGTTTATCTCCGCGGTGAAGCATACATTGGATGGGGCATCCTGGTTCCCGATGCTTTCGCAAAGATCAGAGACGAGGATCCTGCTTCTGTTTAAGGAGGAAACCCTATGCGATATCGCAACATGAAAACAGGAATTGAGTTCACTTCTTTCAGTGTTCTGAGTGGTGAAGATTTTGAGGAAATAAAGCCAAAGGTTGCGGCTCCAAAGGCCGCACCGAAGGCTGAACCCATAGTTGAACCCGTCAAGGCACCGGAGAAGGTCGTTAAACCGGTTGAAAAGGTCGTTAAATCTGTTAAACCGGCCAAAAAGGTGAAGAAATGAGTACAGCTTTTGCATCAGTTACAGATATCACAACCTTATACAGGACACTGACATCGGCAGAGACAACACGGGCGGAGGCATTGCTTCCGCTCGTTTCTGATGAATTGCGCGTCATAGCAACAGGGGTCGGCAAGGATCTCGATGCTATGGTTGCGGCATCAGAACCGTATGCAAATACCGTCAAAGTAGTCACGGTTGATGTCGTGTACAGAATTTTGCGTCAGTCACTTGAAGGCGAAGCAATGACACAGGAAAGCCAGTCAGGACTTGGATATTCATGGAGCGGGACTTATTCCGTGCCTGGTGGTGGAATTGCCAACGCGATAATGTACAACGATCTAAAGAAACTCGGACTGCTCCGTCAACAGATGGGCAGTGTCATGCTTTGGGAGGAAAAGAAATGCTCACAGGAGTGACGATTCAACTTGTGAAAAAGACTGCGGGCGATCCGGATCCGATTGGTCAGCCTACATACACAGAAGAGACGGTCAATGTTGACGATGTGCTTGTGGGGGAACCTACTTCGGACGACATTACGGATTCTTTGCAGTTATACGGCAAGGTTGTTGCGTACACTTTGGGGATCCCGAAGGGCGATACAAACGACTGGACAGATGCGGAGGTTATTCTTCCGGAGCCCTTTGCCGGCAGATATCGGACTATTGGATATCCCACGGCGGGCATTGAAGCAAACATTCCGCTCCGATGGAATAAAAAGGTCAAGGTGGAACGATATGGCTAATGACGTAAAGTTCAAGCTGAATCTTCCAGGGCTGAATGAACTGATGAAGTCATCAGAGATGCAGAGTGCATTGTTGGAAGCAGGGCAAGCGGTGGCAAGTGCAGCAGGCAGTGATTATGCGGCCGAAGTACACACCGCTTCTTTTATTGCCATTTCCAACGTCTACCCGAATAGCAAGGCGGCCGCTAAAGAGAATTTTGAAGAGAATTCACTGTTGAAGGCTGCGGGAGCTGTCGGTTTATCGATGAGGAAATAACCATGATCGAAAAGATTTTATACGATTATCTGAATAATTTTGACGGACTTCTGGCATCGGTTTACACCGAAATGCCGAAGACTTTTCCGGGCAAAATGTATCTCATCGAAAAGACAGGTGATAGCCGGAAGGACCAGATCAACACGGCGACCATCACTGTTCAGTCTTATGGCGGATCATTGTATGAAGCAATGGTCATGAATGAAGCCATAAAAGAAATCATGCTTGATGACTTTTTATCTTTGGACAGCATCGGGAGCGTCAAACTCAATTCTGATTACAATTTCACAGACACAGCAACTAAAAGATACCGCTATCAGGCGGTTTTTGTAATTACCTACTATTGAGGAGGAAAAACAGATGGGAAACACAGCGACTTATGTTAGCGTTGGAAAACCTAACATCAGCGGAGCCGTCTATGTTGCAGCCAAAGGAACCACACTTCCTACGGATTCAACAACATCACTCGGATCTGCTTTTACTTGCCTGGGCTACGTTTCGGAAGACGGACTTGAGAACCAGAACGAGCTTGATTCGGGAGAGATCAAGGCTTGGGGCGGCGTGACGGTTTATAGGCCTTTCAATGGAATGACAGACAACTTCGTGCTTAAACTCATCGAGAGTGAGAACGAAGACGTGCTGAAGAATGTGTACGGAGACAACAACGTTACCGTTGATGGATCAGGAAATATTACCGTTAATGTCAAGGCAGAAGAGCCGCAGGAAAAGGTGTGGATCTTTGAACTTGCACTTCGTGGCGGAAGGGCAAAGAGGATCGTGATTCCTGATGGAGCCATTACAACACGCGATGCCATCACGTACAACGACACCGATGCGATCGCGTACGGAATCACCGTGACCGCTTATCCGGATAGCGACGGAAAGACCCATATTGAGTACATGGAAGCGGCAGAAGCAAGCATCTGATCGTTCATTGAAGGGAGACAATGAAAGATGATAGTAAAAGGGACTACAAAGAGCGGAATCAAATTTCAGCTCGATTCAAAAATCAAAGACGATACGCGGCTCCTTTTTTTGATGACTAAATCACAGAACACGGATGACATGATAGAAGCAGGAAAGGCTGTCATGAGCCTTTTGTCGTTGATATTTGGATCCGACGATAATGTGATGGTGTTCATGAATGAAGTCGCGGCAAAGCACAAAGGGGTATGTTCCACGACGGACATGATCCGTGAGTTGCGGGAGATACTCGATGCAGTAGAAGCAAAAAACTCTTAACCCTCGCTTGTATGCTCAATATAGGCGAGGTTGAACTAAAGTGTGACATGGCGGAGACGTACCACATCTATGTGACAGATTGGTATAATCCGCCATTTCCTGTTTCATACCTGGCTGATTTGGTTGTCGGGCTTGGAATTGACAGCCGGATCCGTCGCAAGATCGGAAACAGGAAGCTGACACTTGAGCAAACCCTTCAAGCGCTCACCGTGGACAGGTTGGCAGGTCTTATGTGGCAGAACACGAAGAACGGACACAAGGGCAGGCATTATCCGGAAAGCATTCTGAAACAGCTTGAAGATCAAGATAAGAAAGAAAAAGACGAATTACAGGCGTTTGAGTCTGTTGAAGACTTCCAAAAATGGTATGAGGAATCACACAAATGAGCGAAATCGGAACCGCGTATGTGCAAATTGAACCCACTGCTAAAGGCATCAGTGGAAAAATAGAAAAAGAGATGGGCGGAGTCGGCTCATCAAGCGGCGCTTCCTTCAATAAGGGCTTTGGTTCTGTTCTTGGCGGAACCACAAAGCTGATGGCCGGAGCAGTTGCGGCGGGTGGCGCGGCTTTGGCAGCGGCGGGAGCCGGTTTCGTGAAAGCATCCGGTGACGTTGCATCCTACGGCGACAATATCGATAAAATGTCGCAGAAAATGGGGATTTCATCAAAAGCATATCAGGAATGGGATGCAATTATGCAGCATTCCGGCACGTCCATTGAAGCACTCAAGCCGTCCATGAAAACCCTGTCCGTGCAGGCTGAAAAGGGCAGTGAAGCGTTCAAGGCACTCGGTATATCAGAGAATGAAGTAAAAAACCTGTCAAAAGAGGATCTGTTTGCCAGAGTAATTACCGGACTTCAGGGCATGGAAGAAGGCACGGAGCGGACCGTCATTGCAAGTACACTTCTGGGCAAAGGTGCGACCGAATTGGGCGCGCTGATGAACACTTCTGCCGAAGATACCGAAAAAATGAGACAGGCGGTTCATGATCTTGGCGGCGTGATGTCTGAGGATGCTATCAAGGCGGCAGCGGCATATCAGGATCAACTTCAGGATATGCAGACGGCATTCCAGGGTCTGTCCCGTAACCTCATGAGCGAATTTTTGCCACAGATCACGCAGGTGATGAGTGGTTTGACGGATATATTCAGCGGCAATTCTGAACAGGGAATCGGAAAAATCTCTGAAGGCATAAAAGGTATCGCTGACGGGATCATGCAGGCGTTGCCGGAGATCATGAATGTTGCATCCGGTATCCTCAGTGCTTTGGGAGAAGCTTTGATCGCGAATTTGCCGATTTTGGCAAGTGCAGGCATTCCGATCATCCAGGAATTGGCGCAGGGTTTAATTTCAGCCATTCCGACAGCAATGCCGGTCATTATGGAACTGATGAACAGTATTTTAAGCATGGTGATTTCGCTTGCACCACAGCTTTTGCAGGCGGGTGTTGATATCATCCTTCAGCTTGCCCAGGGAATTACCCAGGCTATTCCGGATCTGATCCCGGCAATTACAGATGCCGTCCTTCAGATCGTGACCATGTTCACTGATCCGGGGACACTTTCGTCATTGATCCAGGCAGGCATCGATCTGATGTTGGCTTTGCTTGACGGATTGATGCAGGCATTGCCGCAGATTGTAGCGGCGCTTCCTACAATCATACAGAACTTATGTGATGCACTTACGACAAACGTGCCCGTTATCATTGAAGCGGCAAATCAGATGGTTGCCATGCTTGTGGAAAACATGCCGACGATTATGCAGGCGTTGATAGATGCAGCGCCGGAGATCGTTGAAGCGTTAATGCAGGCGGTAATTGAGTGCGGACCGCAGTTGCTTGTTGCAGGACCTGCGCTTATGGCACAGCTTGTACTTGGCATCGTCCAGTGCTTCCCTCAGTTGATTACGCTCGGAAAGCAGCTCATTGATTCTGTGATAAAGGGACTTGCAAGTGCTTACGCAAAACTGACCGCTGAAGGCCCGAAGATGCTGAAAGAACTGTATGGCAAGATGGTTTCCGCCTTGAAACAGTTCCTTGAAATTGGAAAAAAGCTTGTGCAGCAGATCATTGACGGCTTGAAGAGTTTTGCGAGCAACCTATATAGCAACGCATCCCAGTTGATGAGCACGCTGAAGGAAAAGATCGTCGGCGCGGTGAAGGGATTTGCAGAGGTCGGAAAAAATATCGTCGCAGGAATCAAAGAAGGCCTTGCGTCCGGTTGGGAAGAGCTGACGAAGTGGTTTTCTGAGAAGATCGGCAAGCTCAAAGAAAAAGTCAAAGACGTTCTGAAGATAGAATCTCCGTCAAAAGTCTTTGCAGATGAGATCGGTGTGATGATACCGCTCGGAATTGCTGAAGGTATCAAGGACGGGATGAATGCCCTTGACACTTCTGTTCTGGATATGACAACGGGCATTGTTGGAACAGCAGATCAGGCGATGTCAGCAGCAACATATCAGTCAGCACCGGCATCAAGCGGTGACGTGTACGGACTTCTTGCTTCATACCTTCCGATAATTGCCAATAAAGAGGTCAATATCAAGCTTGAGGGCGGCATGGACAGGTTCTTCAGGGCGATGCAGGCAGAAGCACGTCGTAATTATCAGTTGACAGGAGCGGCATTATGACAGGACAGGCCATAATCGGATCCACCGATATTTCAAATCTTATAGTTGATGAATCTTACAAGATGGACAATGAAAGCCAGTACGAATCATGGCAGGACGGTAATTTTGTCGAACACAGATCAGGCAGGCGGTCAAAGCTCAAGGGATCTTTTGATGTCTGCCTGTCACCGAAGGCCGGCACAACTCTGGCACAGTTTCATTCCTTGGTAGAGAATGCCACAGGCTCCGCAGGAACTATCCTCGGAGCTTTTTATTGCACGAATACCGGAGAGGTTAAGGCCGTGAATGCGTTCATACACTTGGCAAATAGCGAGCATATTTTGACAACAAACGGATTTATTGATGTCGTAACAGTCGAGGTTCAGGAAGCATGATAGACGTTCCGGAAAGAGTAAAAGATGCCCTGAGAAGCGGGGATTATAGGAAAAATTATAAAATCACTGTTTCTGAAATTGCGCCCGCACAGGAAATCGTTAGCGAGTTTTCACTTTATGAGTATGATCCTACGCAGTATTCACGGCGCGATGTCGCAGTTAATATAACCACAGCAGAGGATGAATACTATTTAAGGACTAATCATCCTTTTGATGAACTCCAAATCATATATCAATATCAAGGAGAATCATATACAGAGCATTATTTTAATTATACTCAGGAAGGCGATTTATACTATGTAAAACTTCGTGTGTATGAGCCTTTAGAAACTGCCACACGGATTTTGATACAAAACGATCATGTCGCTTCATGGGATGAATATGAGTGCGACATACTTCACAAATACCTGGCGGAAGCGACCATTGATAACAATAACCTTGTTACTGAATCTGTCAAATTCGATGAACGTATGTGCTCTGACACAGAGTTGAAGTTTGGGCTATGTGAGGGAACGTCTGTTGAATTTCAGTATTTTGATTTTCCTTCGATTTTAGGAAAACATCTCAATATTGAGCTGGATGTTGAATATAAAAAGGCAGACGGTACACTTGATTGGCACACGATTCCGATGGGACAGTTTGACGTGGCAGAAATATCCCGACAGGCAAGTACGGGAATAATAAAAGTTACCGCATACAACAAACTGATGAGTAAGTATCTGGATTCTACAGAGTATGTTAATAATGTAATACAAGCAGGCGAGAGCGGAATAATTGGTCAGACCAGTGTTTATAAAATACTCAATAGTTTGTTGGCGGATTTTACGATAAACGAAGAACCACCAACAGAAAGCGATTTACCAGCAAATACTTATTCTGTTGTGGGGGGCATTCCTGATGGAGTAACACTATCGGAAATATACAGATTTACAAAATCGAACAATACAGGATATTACAAAGTATGGGCCGCAGATTTCGATTATAAATCTTCGCTACAAGGAATAAATGGGTATTATATTTATCGAGTTTACACACAGGCAATATATCAATATATCAAAACATTGCTGAATTATGGAAATCTTCATTATGGCTCGAATAATTATACCCTTGCATATGCGGCTGAAAATCTATATGTAGACATAGGCGGAGATGCGAATATAAAAAATACTTCAAGTGAAACAATCGATCAGGTTAAATGGTTTGCCGCACAACCTACATATATTGATTTAGGTGGTCACGAAGAACGTGAAGGTACAACATATTTTACATATGCAACAAATAATGATCGCATCCATTTTACTATTCCAGTATATGTGCTTGATGCTGAGTATCAGGAACAACCGCCAACGCCTGAACAAATTGCACAAATGCGAACTAATTTTCAGACCATAATGAACAATGTGGCTTTATGTGTAATTAAAAATCTAAACGTATCTGCCCTTGCAAAAACAAAAATCACAGAAAACGACGTGACATCTGGTGTTACTCTCAGAGATTTGCAGTCTGCCGTATATGAGGTCAACTGTCAGTACGGCAAACTTGACCGTGTTACAGATCTGTTTGCAGGCATTGAGCTGAATAACGGCGGACTATATCCCCGTGACAATCTGTACCCTGCTGATAATCTGTACCCTCAAGGCACAGCTGAAGCAGGATATCCGTCAATGTATAGCAAGTTGTGGGCTGATGAAGGAAATGTCAGATCCTTCAAATTTCTGATAATCACTTATAAGACGACGGAGACAATAGACGGGCAGCTTCAGGAAGTCGAGAAAACCCTGCAAAGGACGGTCAATGCCGGCGGTACGGACAATTACAACATGAGCGATAACTGGCTGTTTAGAAATCTTATATGGACTTCCGCCCAGGTAGGAGCACTCGCAGATGAAATGGTTATAAAGATGCGAAATATACGGTGGTTTCCCTTTGAAATGTGGTGTGCCGGTCTTCCGTATATTGAGGCCGGGGATGCGATTGAAATTGTCATGTCGCAGGGCACATATAAATCATATATCCTACGGAGGACAATGAGCGGCATACAGAATTTGCAGGATGAGCTTATTGATGGAACGCTTGATATTTTCTAAAGGAGCGAAGTAATGGAAAAACTATACGACAGAATTGATTGGAACAACAATACGACACCGGCATTAAATGAAACGAATCTGAATGCCATGAGCAAAGCCGTCGACGACATCGACGACAGGGTGATTGAGATTGCCGGCACGGTAATGGAAACGGTGCCACAGGTTCAAGAGGATTTGGCAGAAGCACAAGAATTGCTTGAGGATGCCGAGGCGATAACGACCCATCCTCCGATGATCGGACAGAATGGTAATTGGTGGACATGGGACACAGCGACAGATGATTATGTAGATAGTGGAATTGATGCAGGCGTGTCTATAGAAATAGGTACGACAACAACCTTGCCTGCAGGAAGCAGTGCGACCGTAACGAATAGTGGAACGGACACGGACCCGATTTTGAATTTTGGCATTCCTAAGGGTGACAAGGGTGATAGCGGTGAGGGTATCCCTACGGGTGGAACAACTGGTCAAGTATTAGCAAAGAAATCAGATTCTAATTACGATACTGAATGGAAAACAATAGATGATAACAAAGCATATCACACGGACGATACAGCCGAAACAGCACTCGCAGACGGTGACTATATACCGTTCTATGATACATCAGCAAGTGCAAAGAGAAAGTCGCTTTGGAGCAATATAAAGAGTGTCTTAAAGACATACTTTGATACTCTGTATTCCGCAAAAGCCACGTCAAAAGGTTCAGCAACAAAAGGAGTGTATTTCGACAGCAACGGTGCTGTTAAGGAAATGACCTATTCCGTCAGTAAATCCGTACCTTCGGATGCTGTGTTTACAGATACAAAGAACACGGCAGGAAGTACCGACAGTTCTTCAAAACTGTTCCTTATAGGTGCAACTTCACAGGCGGCAAATCCGCAGACATACTCACAAGATACGGCTTATGTTGGTACGGATGGTTGTCTGTACTCCAATAGCACAAAGGTATTAACCGCACATCAGGACATAAGCGGCAAAGCCGACAAGGTATCAAGCGCAACAAACGGTAATTTCGCAGGACTTGACAGCAATGGAAATTTGACAGACAGCGGAAAGAAAGCAGGTGATTTCCTTACTTCACATCAGACCATCAAACAGGACGGTGTGACAGGAGCAACCGTAAATAGATTTGGTACTTGTTCAACAGCCGCAGGAACAGCCGCAAAGACGGTTTCAATCACTACGGGAACATTCGCTCTTGAGGCAGGTGCAAGGGTTTCTGTTAAGTTTTCTAACGCCAATACAGCAGGAACACCTACTCTTAATGTAAACAGCAAGGGTGCAAAGAATATCTATCATAAAGGAAGTCAGATTACTACAGGTGATAATAAGGCATTATTAGCAGGTGTATGTGACTTTATCTATGACGGTACACAATGGCATCTTGTAGGAAATTACATTGATAACAATACTACTTATGCCTCAAAAGGATCAGCAACAAAGGGTGTGTATTTTGACAGTAACGGTGCGGCACAGGAAATGACGTACTCTGTTAGTAAAAACGTACCGAGCAATGCCGTATTTACAGATGTTAATGTCTTACAGACAAATATGGACGGCACTAATGAAAATGGATATCTGTTGTTTGGCTCGGGTTCATCCACAGCAACAGAGGGCGTATTTAAGAGTTCACACCTTAAATACAATCCATATACACAAGATTTGTCGGTGCTTAATATAAACGGTTATCCCACCACTCCCGACTATGTGGATGAACAATACAGCAGTTCCACAACCTACTCAAAAGGCATGACCTGTATATCAGGGAATGTAAGATACCGCTATATCAATTCAACGGCTTCGTCAGGACACCAACCGCCTAATGTTACTTATTGGGAAGTGTTGAGTGTGGCGAGTCAGTTAGGGGAAATCTACGAAGAAGGTGAGTATAAGATAGGCACTTTTCTTGGAAAGGATTTATACAGAAGGGTATTTAAGGTTAATTTAACTTTACCCGAACCCACAGGTGATCCGAATTACATCACATATTTAACACCTATGCCGACAGGATATGTTACAAAAATTGATGCAGTTTTAGACATAGGCAATGGAGCGATTCTTCAAACATCATCGGGTGGAGATATTGTGATTATGTGGTCAGTATATAATAATGGACAAATAGTGATATACCATAAAAACGCTACAAGTTCACCAACATATGTTAAGGCAATAATCGTGGAATATACAAAGCAAAAATGGACATAATAAAATAAAGGAGGAAAACCATAAATGAAACTCTACATAGAACAAATAGCAGACGGAGTGAAAACCGTTGTTGCGACAAAAGAAGATGAACAGAGTGCAAGGATATCTTATCACAACACCTGTAAGAACCTTTGGAATGATGCAGACACGCAACAGGCGAGGGTCAGAATAACAGACGAGGAATTTAAGACCTACGGACCGTGGGAGGAAGTAATCGACAAGACAGGTGACGATCCCGAAGAAGTGACAGGAAAACTGTTTGTTATAGCTGTCAGCAACAACAACCTTATGACTAACCTGATAACAGAGTGGATTCCTAACAAGGCAGGAATAAAGGGTGCAATGGTAGACTATCACGGCAAGTGTGCTATGTATCTCAACGCTCCTGATGTGATACAGGCAAATGTCAGGGTTGCAAACGAAACCCTTGACGTATTCAACGGCAAGGCAGAGGAAATAATGCACGAACCCGAATCTGCACCGGAGGCAGAATAATAAAAAAGAGGATAATAACAATGAGCGAATTTGTAACTATCGAAGTCCATGAGGAATTTGAGAAAAGAATGAACGAAACAAATGATCGTCAAAATCATAGGATAGCGGAGCTGGAGGCAAATGTAAAAGAGATAAACCGTCTCACAACGGCCGTGGAAAAAATGGTGATCAACATAGAGGTTATGACTAAAGAATTAGGCAAACAGGGAGAACGGCTTGACAGTTTGGAGAATAAACCGGGCGAAAGGTGGAATGCTCTTGTAATGGCCATAATCGGAGCCGTGGCCGGAGCTCTGGGAACCGGTCTTATTGCTTCAATCATTCATTAAGGGGGAAACATGAAGAAGAAAAAAATAGATTACATGGTTTATGGGGTGTTTATCTATTGGATAGCTTTTGTAATTACAATGACGGTCATTTTCTGCATTAAGGGATCTGTCCCCGACACCCTCATACAATGTGGGCTTGGCGGCGGAGCGTTTGAACTCTTTTGCGCTGCACTTGTGGAAATAAAGTCAAACAAGAAAGGAGAAAAAGGATGAACAGCGGATTTTTACTTACGGCACTGGCGGCAATATCGGTATTGACATCCCTTACAGTAGAGGCTTTGAAAAAACTCTTGGGGGATAAGATCAAGTCGTATAATCTTTTGGCAGCTATTGTATCAATAGTTCTCACCATTGCAGTTTCAATCGGATATCTGATTTACACCGGCACGACCTTTACGGCTCAGATCGGAGTTATCATGGCGGCGCTCGTCTTTTTGTCCTTTCTCTCTTCAACTGTCGGATATGACAAAGTGATGCAAATGATAAAGCAGATCATCGGAGGATAATAATGACGCGCAATCAGATTATTGAAAAGATAGCACCGATCCACCAAAAGTATGCCAGGCAGTTCGGCATCAAGATATGTTCAACTGCTATAGCACAGGTATTAAGGGAGAGCTCCGGAAAATATGACGGATTTTCTCTTCTGGCGTATAAATATCACAAT